TCCTGGGATGCCTGCATCCTGAAATATGATCGAATTGTGAAAGTGGTCATTGTCGAAACATCAGTAAAGGTTTCGAACATTGTTGACCGTGAGACTATCCAGAAGGCGCACAGAGGCGTCCCCGGGATAGAAAGGGGTTCTCCCCTTAGAATCGCTGTGAATGTCGGGTCTGAGACCGTCCCAAGCAATGCGTCTATTCTGTTAATTGCTCCTGACCGGCTCATTTGAACTCCTCAAGCAATGCCTGTTCAAACAGATCATCAACTTCCTTTGGTCCCCTGGACAACCAGTCTTTCACATTCTCAAACATGTGATAACCACCAAACCGGGTTGTCTTATTTCGGGATGAAGTCCCTTCTACCCATGACGCATAAACAAGATTTGCCCCGTACCTGGCTTCCCCGGCATCGATCTGGGCATGGAGGGTTTTCACCAGGTTTCCCCCGACATGATTACGGAGGTTCGCCGTGATTCTTCCATGTCCGGGCGTCAGTTGTTCTTTCACCTTGTTGCTACCCATAACGGCAATATCTCTCAAGGCGAGATTCGCGGCTTTAATCAAATGACCCACGGGGTCATCAAAAAGCGGTCCATTTGCATAAACACTCTGTCTAGCCATTAGAAATACATCTCCGAATAAGCCGTCACAGAACGGAATTCATCAAGGGTTGAAAGAACTGAACTTGCGTCAGCGTCGGATCTCGTGATTCCTTCCGCACCGCTTCCGATTGTCAGGGTTGTTCCCATGTCCCTATCCCGGAAAAAGATCTTCCCCAGATCGAGACACGCCTGGACGACGATGGGATTGTATTCATAACTGTAAAGCGAAGCCCCGCCGGAATGAGTGGCGGCGGTTGTCCCGTTGACGCCTCTTTCCACCGTGAGGGTATTTCCGCTTATTCCTGTTATATACAACTGTTCAGAATCAATCAGAACTGTCTGGGCGATCCCCAGACTGCTCGCACTCGATACACTTACCGATGTCGCCGTGGTCGATCCTATTGCGTCGGCAGTCGTCTCGCTTATGGTGTCATTCGCATAACCCCATGTTGCAAGAACCGCGAGGGTTTGTTGCCCGGCATGAAATGATTTCGAGGAATCCTCATTCAGTTTTAACCGGGTCTTTGGAGTCGTGTTGTAAGGTTCCAGCCAGTAATCAGCATTATATCCCTCTGTAAGAGCCTCAGAGGAGTCCCTGTCTGTTGCCTTATAGGATGTAACGGAAGTCACCGAAACAAGCCAGGAGTCCAGGGGAATGGCGGAAAGATAAAAATCCTTCAACCCGATCTGGGTCGGGGACGATCCAGAAACTATGACCTGGGGGGTATCCCTTAATGTCCCGGATCCGATATCAAAATAATGGGTCTCAAGACGCGGACCAAAACTCTGCATCCCCACATAGTTATCGATCCGGCTCGATGCAGACTCAACGATCCTTCTCAGGACTGCCGTGTCGCTTGTCCAGCCGCTCGAATATGCCGTCCCTGCAAGGTAATCCCGCAGATCATCAATGCTCGCGTACGAATGCCGAGTCACCATCTACTTATTTTCCTTCGTTTTCTTTGCTTTATTTTTCGGCGGTGCCTTCATCTTCTCAAAATATTCAGCATAATCGGTTGCCACCGCCGCAGGCATTTCGTATTGCTGATCGGCTTCGTAAAAAACGCCTGATAATGTGAACCCTTTCACACATTTAACTTTAACCATTGCTATACCTCATAAGGGTCTGCGGAGGCTCGCAAAGACCTCCCCAGACCCACTTCTATCTATCTACAAATCTACTAACTGGCGGCGGCTCTACACATCTTGAAAGCGGCGGCAAGGGTTAACTGCCCGTCGCCTCTTCTGGAAGCATAAAAACCCACCTGGTCCGTGTTCATAAACTCAGAATCGTTTCGGCGGATTGAAAAGCCCGCTCTATCGAATATTGCATACTGCTTGAGGTCGCCGAATAGAGCAATCCTCTCAGTAGCCGTAATAGTGGCTCCAAGACCGTGAGCCGAGTCGACCATTACGTTGGGTCGTCCAAGTATGAAATTGGCGGGAGCCGCTGTCAGATCGGGAATCGCGTGAACCCCAGCCGCTGTTGATGCGATACTCGTTATGAGTGCCGCAATTGCGGATTTCATTATCCAACTGGCATTAGACCTGAACTGTTCCTCAAGGGTGAAGTAGATTCCGGTCAAGTCGGCGGCGACAACGCTGGTGGCATTCGCCATCGTGTAATCAGAAGGACTGGCGCCCATTATCCCAGCGTATTGAGTCGTGCCGTTTCCGCTGATTATTCCCACGTCTTCAAACCTACCCGCGGCTTCCTGGAATATCTGCGACAGCATAGCTGGCAAGTTAACGGCGGAGTCGTCAAGCAGTTCTCGCGTGACCTTGACCAACCCGCCCGACTTCTCAAGACTGTACGCAATCTGCGATGTTACCGGAGTCTGGTCGCTGTATGCGGCTTCTTCTGCGATCGCCGCCCAGCTTGCAGATGCAATCCCAGGGATATATCCGTCCTTACTGGCAACACGAATAACGTTACAGTACGGGCGCAATCGTCCACCCGGAACTCCTGGGTCATGCACAACCTGGTTAATGAACTCCTCCGGTACGAAGAAACCACCTTCTGCGTCAGTATCTTCTTGCATCGCCTTCTGTTCATCAGGAGTTGCAGTCATCTGGAAGGCAACTTCGGACGGTGCTTTCATCCATTTCATAAAGGTATCTTTTTGGAATCGAGCATGGTCTTTAATGTTTTCCCCGCATTGCTCCTGCACCCAGATCGGTTGCGACATCGCCGGTAGACCCTTGATCCAGGTCTGCGGCTTGTAGTCAGCCTTGGTATTCCGGGTCGTATCATCGGTGTTGTATTTCTCAACGTCTTTTGATGCTATCGGAACTGTATTCAGAGGCTGATTAAAGTCTCCCGAAAGAGCCTTCAATTTTAATTGCGCTTCCTCAATTTCATCCGCCTCCTTCATCATAATCTGAGCATCGAGAATGATCTTCTCGAATTGCCCAACATCACCCGTATCGAGTGACTCTTGCGCTGTTTTTAAAAGCCCGCCAGCTTTTTCTCTCATTTCCTTGGTGTTCAAGTTATTCCTCCTGAACTGATGTTCTGTTTTCTAATATAGCCGTGAGGAGAGAAAGCTGTCTCTGGGCATTTGCGAGCAATTCAGTCCTGGCGGCGTCAGCATCGAAGACTTCGTCAACGTCTGATTCGGCGTTGTCGTTATCTTCAACATTGGCAGATTCCGCGGTTTCATCGTTCGCTTCTGTCGGAGTATTTCCTTCCTCATCTAAGAGGGCGACCGCCAAAGCGGTAACCTCGTCTTCACTCAAATCCTCAACGAGTTCTTTCCAGTTTGCCGTTTCGATATTTCGAACCCTGGTCCATACCCGCGAGGTGCTCAAAAGTTCCGGGGCTTCTTTCCCCGCATCTTTTATGTGTTTTTGCAAATGCCTGTAAACCTGCTCCCTGTCGGCTTTCGGGATATTTGCCCCGCCACGACCACCATTCAGGACACCGATCGCCCCGGAACATGCCCGGATATTTGCGGCGCCCACCTTCCCATCTTTCACATGGTGATGGATAAATTTATAAGATCCTTTTGCGTCAGGTTTCCCCGCCGGGTTAACCCAGGCATAGGCTTCCCGGAGAGCATCTGCGGTCCCTGATAACCCCGCCCGGTTCTCGACCCCGCTCCACGGTCCTGATGTTGTCTCAGTGGAATGTCGGGGAATAGGTCGATTCGCCTTATCGGCTTTCGCTGAGATCGTGGCTGTATCGGGTGATGCCCCCCGGACTACGCCGGACGTTTCCACCCAGTCCAACTCCGCGATCCTTCTGATGCTGGTATTTCCGCGCCCTTCCTGGGTCACCCCGGAATCCGGAATATTAAAACCGACTGAATATTCCTTTATAAATTCCCCGGAGATATTCGAGAACGCGTCCCGTCCCGCCTGGGTGTTCATGTTCATCTTTATAGTTGCTCCCAGCCGCCATACATCGTCGGAGACCTGTATCGGCTGGGCATCAATCACCTTTCCGACCAGTTGCCCGTGATCGTGTCCCATGAGGAATGGAATCGGGAGATTGTTCTTGATGGAATTATCAAAAGCCGACGGCTCGATAATATCCCCGTCCTTATCCTTCGTTCCCATCGTGTTAACAAATGCCTCGATGACGCCTTCCGCGTCGTCAATCACCTTGATTTCGGATTCTTCGGTTTTGTGAATCATGCTATAACCTCTTCGGGTTTGTAATTTCTCGGCATCGGTTCCCAGTTCAATGTTCCGTTAGGATGGTCGACAATCAGGGCGGCATCATCTGCGCGGTAAATCTGTCCGTGACGTTCTGCACAAGTGCGTCCGTACGGGTCTCCATCAGG